AGCAATTCCAAGTACTTCTTTTTTACTTTTCCGTCTTTACCGATATACGTCTCGCCAGTATATATCTTTCTTCTTCCAGTGTAGTAATATAGCTTTTCTCCTGTCTTTTTATCTATGCCGGCTTCTTTTCTCTCTGGAACGTCATACCTGCCCTTGGCTCTAGATATAATAGTGCCAGATCCTCCATATCTGCCATCATCTTTCTTCTGATACTTACGTTTCAAGTCCTCTATTCGATACTCTTTATAAGCACCTTTCAAATTTAAATTATGCTTATGAGCATCTATAGCAATCATGGAATATTTTATAGCTCTAGCACACTCATCTTCCGTTGCTCCCTGCAAAGTCATGTCTGTTATGAGATTAGTTATCTTTCCCATTTCGTTATATCCATGCTGTTCTGAGCATCGCTGCATGCCATCATAAGCCGGCCAAGCTGCTTTATTATCAAAGCCGACGAGAGATTTAAACTGTGGTGCGTTCTTCAGCCATCCTTTATCGTTCGGTATTGCAAGAACAGTATCACCATCAAAATCGGCACCAGAAAGTCTTTGAGCAACAGCCGGCGAAATACCTATTGCCGTGGAAGAGGAACCAGACATCATTCGTTTTCCTTCGCGAATGTTGTTATTAACTGTTACTATTGGCATCTCAGATATGTTCTGGTGCGGATATCTTATTAGCGCCAGCTTGGTTCCGTTTGCGTATTGCGGACAATATACTTCGTTCGGCTTCGCAGAAGGCAGCGGTAATAACACTTTAACAGACTGACCAGGAAGAGCAGCAGCTTTCATGTGTATCGTTGCTGTGTCACACTGATCGGCAAAATCTATCAACATCTTTTGTTTCACAGCAGGATTTGAGATATCTTTTATTTCTTCGTATGTGTCGTAATCTTTGGTGTACTGTAAATTTAACTGTCGTTTTGCCAACGAAGGAGCCTGTTTTGAAAGCACCTGAGACGCTAACGTCTTGTTTGACGTCCAATCCATCCAGTCCTTCTCTTCGTTAACCTTGTTAATAAATCCGTTTTGTCCGCCAGCTTTTATCTGAGCTCCGAATGGATCTTCCTTATCGACCGATCCGTCTTCTCCTCGTTTCATAGGCTTTAAAACCTGTTTTGGATCCGGATTGTTAGGGTCGTAATCGACCTTTATCGGAGTTTTAGTGGATTTGGAAGTATTATAGATAATATCAATGCCTTTTGGCATATTATCTGCGTATACCGCAACACCTTTCAAATAATGTGTTCCGTCAACGCCAATACGAACCTGAGCATATAGATCTCCTCCTAACGAAAGATCTTCTACTCCTCTTCTAAGCTGAATGAGTCCGTCTCTTTCCTCGCTAAGAGAGCCATCGATTGGATTCTTTTCTCCAGCTCTAAGTACAAGAACTCTCTTTGAATCTATCGATGTTATTGGCTTTGTTCCAAATACAGTTTTTGTGTCTTGGTCCATGTGGACTTCAAACGGCAACTCTATTTTATCAAGATTTGTTTTAATTTCTTTAAACGCTGCTGACTTAATCTCGGATTCAGAATATCCAGACCATTCGTCCTTCGGCTTCACCATAACCTTCATCTGGGTTCCGTGCTTGCCGCTTGTCTGCTCCTGTCTGAAATTTGCGATGTAATATCCACGATCTTTTAATGCTTGTATTGCTGTTTCAAACTGAGTCTGATTAACACCTAATGCATTAGCGCAACCTTCGCCGACATCAATCATGTTCTTCTTGTCAAGTAGTTTTTCAAGTCTTTTGCAAAGATCTTCTGTCCCTCTAACTTTTTCGTCGGCTCCTGGTTTTAACCAATTACGAACTGTAGACGCTGACGTTCCCATCTTCTTGGCTATGGCTTCTACGGACATCTGTTTTGTGTTTCGAAGCTCTTGGGCATGCGCTATCTTTCCTGCTGTTTCTGCGTCTTTACCATAACTGTGTCGATATCTTACTTCTTTCAACGACATACCAAAAGCTTCTGCGATTTCTCGCTCGCTCATTGTTTTACGAAGTTCACCCCAGCCTTTGAACCATTCTTCATCCTGATAGGGGTGTTCTCCTGACCCCCAAGGATATCTTCCCGAATGCCTCTTGGTGCCATAATGCATTAAGTAATCGTGGTCCATGTTAATTACTCCTCTCGTTTGATTTGCTCTATGATCTTATCAAAGGATATAATCTTGTCCATTATCGGAGCTATGTCTTCGATGTAAGGGTGTTCTACAATAATATCATTATTCTGGTATACTCGTAGTTCTATGTCCGTATTTCTTAGGTCAAGATCATACTCTAGAAAAAATAAAGCGGCGTAGATTTCGAGTTGGGGAAGTCTACCACTTTTGTCTGTTACTGGAGTCGTGCCAGTTTTTAAATCATGTATTCTTAGAAAATTATCTTCATAAAGAATTGCATCCGCCGTTCCGAAACAATTCTCTGAAAAATATAAAACCTGCTCTGGCGTCATGCCAAAATCAATCGCGTCGTTAACATACATGTTAAACGTTTCACGATTGTCCTCTACACGCACTTTGTTGGATATCAATTTGGCAGCCAGCTCATGAAGCTCTGTGCCTCTCTTTGAAGCAAGGTAACTAAAATATGATTCCGTCAATTTGTCTTCATCGTAGTTTATCCAACTATGCTTGCTTGCGCCTAGAAACGTGTGTTGTCCTTCTAGTCGCGAATGCCTTATCCATCTCATCCAGAACGTCCTCCTCGTTTTCTGGACTAATAAAGCTAGCATAAGACATCTGGTTCATTCGCTTCACGTAATATCCCTGTAATGGTCTTCTTGAAGCGTTCTTTTCTCTCTTCGTTTCGAGAGCTGCCCATTTGTCATTATGCAATACTAATAGATCTGGTATTCCTCGAATATAACGAGGATCGTTCTTAAGAACGATACAACCGCCAAACCTATCTTTAATTCTGTCTATCAGTCCCGCTTGGTATTTGTTTTCGTTTCTCATGTCGAGACCTCCTTAAAAATATAAGAAAGGGATGACATTCTCATCCCTCTCACTATAAGGCGTGAAAAAAGTGTGGGTCTCAATTAAGCAGCTTTTACCGCAGCATAGTCTCTATCGCCGCAAGCGTCGACAAATTGTCTATCATTAAAATCCTTCTTTGCTCTTAGGCAATTCAGTATTGCACGATCAATCCAAGACCTCGAAACTAGCTTGTAATAATATAAATCTACAAACGGCGTGTTGAGTCTGTCTATTCTACCAGACGCTTGTTCTGTCATCTTGTAAGAATGATTGAGACTGAAGAATATCAATGTGTCAGTCTCTATGCAATTCCATCCTTCAGACCCAGCATTGTATTGAACGAGGTAGCACCAACGTTTAGTTCTGTCTTTTGGAAGATCTTGATGCTTGTGTCCGTTCCACTCTGTAAACACAATATCATTGTTAGTGCACATCTCTCTCAATAGTTCAAGCTCATAATCGAAGTTGTAAAAGATTATTGCGTTGTGATCTTTTAGAATATCAAGAACCTTGGCTACTCGATCTGGCGAACTGTTGACAATTCGTCTAAGAACCATGCTGTGCTCTGCTGCATTAACCACTGGTTCATCTTTGTAAATGTTCCAACAGTCTTTTGTTACTTGCTTTAGTAACTCTTTGTCATACTCCGGAGTCACTAAAACATCATGCCTAACCGTCTTTCTTATTAATGGCATCTCTACAAGAACATCATCTCGTATCATCTCTAACCATTCTTCGTTTACATAGTGGTCTATGATCGGGTAGTTCGTGAATGGCTTGTATACTACGTGTCTTCTCGTAAAGTCTTTCTTGTTTTTAAAATATCCGTTAGCAATAAAGACCGACATGTAGTCAAACCAGCAGTCTCCAGGAGTAGCACTGAGTAATATCCACTTGTTCTCTCTTGCGATCTTTATGAAGCTCTTAGCCCACTTTCCGTAGCCTACAACTCTCTGCTCGTCAAATATAAAGAACGCATTCTTAACACCGACATACTTGCCAACGTTGTTCCAACTGTCGACCGTTACTTTTATTCCACAGACACTTACTTTCTCGTCCGTCGATAATATAAAGTGTGAACACTCTTTTTCCCAATCAAGAGAATCTCTCTTCTTGGCTGTTGTTATTATGTACAGGTCTCTGGGTCGCGTCGGTTTTTTGTAAATATCCTCGTACTCTCCTCCACATACTCTCGAAAAGAAGTATGCTATTGCTGTGAGTGACTTGCCGGAACCGACTCCGCCGACTAAGACGGAGCCGTTCTTTAATTTGCTTACGGCAAGCTTTTGATGCTCATAAAGTTCGATCATAACTCTTCATCAATTGTCTGCGCCGAATCGGGAACATCTAAATATCTATCCTCGAAATCGTCAGCAGCTATTGTGACATACATGGTCTTCAGATAAGCTTTTACGCCTGAACGACCGCCAACGTTATTGTAGTGGTAAGGATTGATCGAAATATCTGCCTTCTCGATCTCTGCCCAGTCGAGGTTGTTAACAGAATCCTCAGTTACTACAGTCTGCTTTCCTCTTCTGATCATAACGATCTTAGGAGGTCTACCCTTTCCACCAAAACCAACCTTGATCTGAATATAAGGCTGGGGCTCATCTCCTTCTTCTCTAGGACGAAGCCAGCGAACGTTATAACCTTCCTGAATCATCTCATCGGCGTCTTCCGGTGTGAGGAGGAGACAGAAGTTTCTATCTCCAGCGGTGTTGTATGTTCCTTCCTTACCAGAAAAGTTTCTAAATCTGATTACTCCACTTCTAACATCATAAAACTTCTTTACTGTTGCTTCCATTTCTTTGTCCTCCTTTTTACTGTCTTGTTTTTACTAAATAATCGTACCAGTTGTTAGCGAAGAAGCTGTTACCCCTCTTCTTTCCGTGTTTGTTGACTCTGGAATATCCAGCCAGAGCCATACGGTGGTGTGCCACGGATCTTCTTAAGTTTCTCATTACTGTCATTTCTTGTTCTCCTTTCGTCTTTCGGGTTCATCCCATGGTGGTTTGTCGTCGATCTCCTCTTCAGGAAGATTCATAAAAATATCATCGGGCTTGGTGTTGAACGGCACGGAACTATCGTACGGCTTATCTGACACAAACCAATCAAAATCTCCGAGAGCCTCTATCTTAGCTCTGGCCTTGTCCGCCTTCTTTTCGAAGAACGAAATATCTATGTCGTCAGCCTTGTCCAGATTCTTAACCATCTCTGTCTCAAGCCATCGATAACCCTTTGTATCGGAGACTGCGTCGTACTTCTCATTATCCTGAGTACTTATCAATTCTCCTCCACCGCATCCGCTCTTTATCGGAACAAATGCTCCTGTCTTACCAATGAACACATAGTTGTGCTCGTCTTCTGGCAGATCTTCGTTCATATCAAGATACATCTTACCCTTAAGTACATTGCGAGTCTGACTATAGTCCTTGAACACCAACGGAGTATTAGAAAATAAAGTCTTGAACACATAAGGCTCCTGGAATCTAGCTCCTGTTGCTGTCCAAGCAGTCATTATCTTCTCGCCAGTAGGTAACTCAAATTCGTGTTCGCCATCTTCATACTTGGCAATGTAAACGGCGTCGTTGATCAGACAGATCTTGTCGTAGGTTGCTTCCCACTCGAACGAATATCCATAGCGAAGACCAAACTCTTTGACAAACTGCCAAATATCTTCTGTGACATCCGGAATCTTGATCGAGTCTGTCTTGATGTGGGCAACGGTGTAGCCCTTCTTTCTGACGGCTTCAGCAAGATCTACCATAAACAAAGCTCCACGTTTAGCGACTATGTTATCCTTGTTTCGAATATCCCTGAACGGATTGTCATACTTAGCTGACGTCTGACCATATACGGCATTAATAACGGTCTTAAGTGCACCCGACAGCTGCTTTGATGTTATCTCTCCACTGTCTATCATCGCTATGTACTTGGTGAGTTTTCCATCCAGAATGTTATTGAGTTCTTCCCAATCTTTGTGTTTGATCGTGAGACGTCCATCAACAAGCTCTGCGAATCTCTTTGTAAACCTTACGCCAAATATACATTCCGCCATAGCCGAGTGAGGATGCATGGAAGCTATATCGAACAAACCGACATTACCAAACATTCCAGGCAATGCTTCGACATATCCGCCTTCTCCAACCTCTATGCCCTTGTAGATGCTCTTTCCTCTCTCGAAAGTATATCCAGGGAAGTACGGAAGAAGTGAATCTGTGTTCTCGCTCCACCACTTCATCATCTCAGGAAATCTTCCCCACAAGAACTCGCTAACAGCAGGATCCAAATATGTTACAGGTTTGCTCAAATCTCTGTACAGGAACTCTGACTGAGGATGCTTATTGTCGCCAAATATAATCTTGGTAGAATGCTGGTTTGTAGTTCTGTTAACTGTGAGACCGTCGACATCTGCCAATATCACTCTGGCGATCCAGTCACTCTTAAGCTCGTCAAATACTTTCTCGGTACTGATTACATCGTTGCAACAATAATCTGCAACTTCGGCCCATCTTCCTTCCGGAACCTCCTGATCCCACTCTATACCACATTCCAGATGAGGAATATCCAGCTTGATCTCCCACTTCTTAAGGCCCATCTTGTTGCCGGCAGATGCGAAGTCAAGAACATCTGTGTAGCTAAGCTCATAAGCGTTTAAGAACGTAGAATTAGGTGATCCGTCTATCAACCTTTGTGACAGCTTATACAACTGAAGCTCGGAATATCCAAGCATTCTAGCGTACAGAATGTGGTTATCGTATCTACGGTTATTAAAACCTATTAGTCTAAACTTACAGATTGTACGAATATCTTCCGGCGACGGATTGATCATCTTTATGCACTGGTTGTCACCCTGGAACTTGTAACACACAATAAACAAGTTCTTAAACACTTCCACGTCAAAGAAAGCTATGGGAGCGTCGTCAGAATATCCAACCGGATCTCTCTGATCCACGTCCTCTCTATCCTGACAAAAGTGCATCTTGGCAACCAACTCTGTACAATACTCGGAATGGTTTGTTGAACCTACTGCAAAGTCTAATATCTTTGGACGAAGATCTGTAACATCGTACATGATGCCAGCTTTGTATGCGTCCTCCAATATCTTGTAAATGTGGTCTATGGACGGCTTCGTGCCCGGGTGATACTCTTTATTAAGATTCTTAAATATCATCGTGCGCAAGGCCTTTTCGTTCTTCACTACGAAATCATCTACCATTTTGTCCTCTCCTTTCTCTTTAAATGGTAAGCCCGAATTGATGGTGGCGATCGGGAGATTTACGCATGACGTAAACTTTCTTCTAAGGCTTGCTCCTCCAGTGAACACTTTGACTTCGATATCTTTGTCATACACGTTGGATAGCTGACTAACGTCGCCTTCATAAATATAATGAAGATGAATACCAGCACCAGACTTGCTAAGCTCGGCATAAGTCTTAGGCCACTTAGAAGCAGCGATCATATTCAACTCAAACGACTTCTCTCCTGTAGACGGATCCTTAATATCAAAGTCGATTACTATGTGGTTCTCAGGAACCTTGACATAATGTAACTTCTTTGGATTAATCTTTCCGAGCACAGTTTTGCAATTGTCCCACTTGTATGCTGGAACTCCATCCGGAGTGGCTTGCTGCGCCAAGCAGTTCTGACATTCGTAATCAAATATCCCAGGTTCGTCAACGCTGAACTTCAACCACGTGTCTACTTTTTGTCCGTCATTGTCATCGAGGATTCCTATTTTGTTGAACTTAAAATCTGAGAAGTAGTTAAAATATCGTTTGTCTCCTCTTACTGTGTCCGGTGAGAACTTCTTGAAGTAGTCCTTAAGTTCCGACTTAAACTTCAATCTGTCCAACTTGTACTTTAACTCTGACAATTCACAATATCTATTGTACTGCTCCCAAGCCACAGCCAAAGTTGTACCAAGGTACTCATCAAGAAAATCTTCATGACACTCTTCAACAAAGTTATACAATCTATTCGTAGCTCTGATCATCTTAACCGGATAGTAACGATTGTAATATCCAGGATCAGACTCGAATACCTGCAAACATTTATAAGCTATAGCCCCGTACTCAAACTCTATACGACCCATCAGATCGTCATACTCTCTTCTCGAGAACACTTGTCCTGTAGGTTCAATATCTATGATACGCCTGAGTAAACCCGATCTGGCATCTGTGATACAAACCTCTCTGTTCGTACCAGCAAATATCATCGTATGGAACTTAGCGTTGTATTGAGACTTGTGCTTTTCGTTGACCATAATGTTCTCATGAGACACGATACTGTTCAGTCTTGCATTATCTTCGATCTTGCTAAGATCCACATCGTCCTGTATCGCTATTAACGGATTCTCTCTGAGGGACTCCAAAGCAAATGTCTGGCCCATACCTATTGACTTAATATCAATCGTAGAGGTGTAGCCTTCAAACATTTTGTTAATAATGCTCAAAACTGTAGACTTACCAGTTCCTGCATCACCGACAAATATAAAGAACTTCTGTAACCTTTTTGACTCTCCGTTAATTACCGAACCTATTGCATACTCGATCTTACGTTTCTCTTCTGGAGAATATAATGTTCCAACGAGTTCGTCCCACGCCGATGTATCTCCTTCTTTGAGAGAATACGGAAGTTTGAAAGATGCATAATCCTCTCTCTTAACTTCGTCGTCCTTAAATATCACTTTTGAGTTTAGCCACGTAAAGCTGTCTACAGCCTGCTTTTGATACCAGTGTTTAAATTCGTCCATTCCTTTGGTGGTCGAATTCATAAGAGTTTTGATAGAGATCTCTACTCCTATAGACTTTTCCTGAATATCTTTAGAAAACTCAATCAGCTCTTTGTCTATGTATTTAGCCGCGTCATAAATATCCGTGGACCAAATCTTTCTTTCTTCGTCCCAAACAGCGTAGAACTCCTGTCCTTTTATCATTATGTCTTTTGAAGGCCTATTTAAATAGTCTGCGCAGACCAAGACCTTTTTTCCGGACATACTTTTCATTATTGGTTTGAAGAAATCCACATATATGCCCTCCTTTCTAGTTATTTCTAATATCAAGTGTTAATCATTTAATTTGTAAGGGTTTTGCCTGTAATCACGGTGTTTAAATTTTCTATTTATATAAGTAATTTTTTTTTATAAATTAAATAGAAAAAAAAA